TGAACAATCTCTTTAACCGCACCAATAAAAGCCAACAATACACAACCCCACAAGTTTCCAAATAATGCAACTAAAGGCATTAAAAGGATGGCATTCCAAAAGAAATGCAGAAGTTTGTCTTTGTCTATGTTGTTCATTTTGATAATAGCATTAAGTACGCAAACATCACGTTTAAATTTACAAGCACAAGATTCCATTGCTTTGCAACAAATACTTGAGGCAACGATAGTAAACCTGCAAATATGTATGCAACCATTCCCGAATCCTGTGGGAGAAGGTGTGGTGCAGTAATAAAGAAACCCGTTCCCATATACCCTAAACGGTTAGCAAGTCTTTCTAAGGGTGTCAAACGTCGTTCTTTGACCAAACTCCTTAGGATGCTTTTTTTTATTTTATCTACCATCTCGCTTTGTATCCTCTAATATCGTAGTGTGTGAAGTTGTCATATACACCAATTCCTCCTTGTTTCATTTTTCCTTCTAAAATTAAAAGCTTTATCATTGTAGCAACTTGTGCGGGTGTTTTACCTTTCACAACAATATCTGCTGCCTTACCGAATAAGTGCTGACTGCTTTTTGAGCCTCCAATGTTTGAATTATGTTCAAGGCTTCTGTATGCGGAGTTAATTTTGATTGGACTGTTTATAACCTCCCTAAGTTCTTGTAGACTTTCTGCCAACTCCAAAACGTTAGGCAATAATTGAGACGGCATCTCTGAGCCATCCTTGCAATCAAATTCTGATAACTTAAAATTCTTTGTTAGTCTCATATCTTAAAAATTAAATCTGTCCTCATATTTTAAATACCTCCCGTTTACTTCTTCCATTGCGGAAATAACGTCTTTAGGGATAACGTAAAGAGATATCGCTATCACTTCCAATACTGCACTCAACTTGTCGTAGTTTGTCTTATAGGAGTTGTTTAAGGTAATGCTTTCCAATCTGTCTAAAAACCCCTCTACAATGTACGCTCTGTGTTTTTCATATCCGTTTATAAAATGCCTTGCATCTTTTTCGTTGATTCCCATAGATACGAATATGACAAATGCGTCTGTATTGTAGTCATCGACTATTGCATTCAAGGTTTTGGATATTTGAAACTTCAGCCTTTGACCATTCATATCTTCAATGGACTTGTCAATAAGCAAATTGCTGAAGCCTTTTATAACACTTTTGATTTTCAAATCTATAAGGATGTGGAGTAGTCTTGTCTTTACAGCATCCTCTTTTCCTTTTGTAAAACAAGTAATATTATCGACTTTGCCTTTTACGTTGTTGGCAGTTATAAACATATCGTGATACAACAATGTTTTTAGGCTTTTCTTCTTCATCAGCATTCTTTTTATTTTGTTTTTAAACAAGTAAGAAACCCCTCCGACAATGGAAGCTAAAGAGCCTATAATTAAATCGTTGTATTTGTCCATATTACAACTTTAAGTCTTGGTAACTTAATCCCATAAAGCCGTGAATACCCTCTCCTTCAATGTCCGCAGAATAAGACTTCCAACCGTAAGGATGGTCAATCTCTCCGTCCTCGTCTGCTTCTAAGTCGTGCCAAAGAACATCAACAAGGTAACTGCTTCCTATTAATCCATCGTCTATAACTTCTCCTTCTTCCATTACAGGCTCTGCAATAACCTCCAAACCTAACTCTACAACTGTGTGTTTGTGTGTTGGGTACTTGTTTCCTTCTTCGTCTGTTTCAACTCCTAAAGCCTCAATTTTGTCTTGTGCTTGTTCTTTTGAATTGAAAGCGTATTTTCCTATGTGTATTGCCATAATATATTTATTAAAAATCTGTTGCTGAATCGTAAACTTTAATGTATTGTACATTTCCTTCAAATACCCTACCCGAACCGCTTCTTTGAAGTTTTAACTTTGTTAATGTGTTTGCGGAGAATCCTGTAATTGTGTTAGCATCTCTCTCCACCCCATTCACTTTTAATTTAATACCGTTTGAATCCCACATAACTTTAACAGTATTAAGTTCGGTAATATCTGAAACGACATATTCAACGCTTACAATTTCGGAATCTTTTACAAAAACACCTTGAATTTGATTTGATACTGATGAGTACCTAAATGTTAAACTTTTATCGTTTGTGTCATTTCCTAAAGTTATTTCTCTGTTTGTTAACTTATTAAACAAAGCCTTTGCTTTTACTTCTAAAACACCCTCTGATGAATTTATGTAAGAAGATAAGTCTCCCGAAACAACTCCTGTATCTGCTGAACGTGTTACCCCTAAAGCAGTTCCGTTGTTGTAAATGTAAGATGTTGCGTGTGGTTGTTCTTCTAATTGCGCACCCCAAGCAAGAACTGTTGCTGTGTCATCCACTCCAACAGAGCCTCTCAATCCAAATCTAATTTGTCGGCTTCCTGCAACCCCTGTTTTAGTGAGTGTTATTCTTTGCCAATTTGTATTCAATGTTACAACGTTAGCACTTTTAGAATCAAAATCAACAAATATATTCGCAGTTCCCGATTCTACTCTTAACCAAATCGTCTGTGTGTACGTTGAATCTACCGAAGTGTAGGAATAATCTAAGAAAGACCTATCATTTAAAGTAGTTCCCGCTCCCTTGTTAAAAACAACTTTTCTTGCATTTGAACTTCCATCGGGTGCAGAAAAACCCGTAGATACCACAGGGTCAATTCCTGTTCCTCCGTCTGATTTTACCCATTGATTAAAATCTTCGCTATATCTAACAAGGTTTGTGCTTTCGGGTTCTGTTAATAAAGTAGGACAAGACCCGTCTGTGTAGTCTAATCTTGGAACATTTGTTCCCATAGTTTCAACAAGTCCGTTTGCGTTGATTCTTGTCGCTGATGAACCTCTAACAAACGCAAGGTCTGCTGCTGCTTCGTTTGGTAAAACTCCGTAGGTTTTACCCGCTTTGTACCCACTCGGTACGTATAAATACTTTAATGCCATAATTTGTTTTTTTTTATGATGTTAATGCGATAATTTCTGCGTCTGTTAATGCTTCTTTATATACTATTACTTGTTTTACAAATCCCTCCAAATGGTTGACAGGGTTTCCTTGGTCAAAAGCTAATTCATTTAAGTCAGAAGTGAATGCAAAAGTAGATGTAGATGTAGCTTCTTCTACTCCGTTTATCCAAAGTGCAATTTCTCCCGACTTATATTTAAAAGCTATTTTATTGAATGCGGTTTGGTCTGTTACCGTTCCCGTTATAAAAATATTTGCACCATTTCCGTCTCTTATTGTACCCCTTATTTGTTGAGAAGCAAAATCAAAATAGATTATGACTCTATTTGTTGGCGTGCCATCTGACAAAGACATCCCTCTACCCGATTCTGCATCATACAAAGAAGCACCTTCAAAAAAGAAAACACCTTCTGTCTGACCTATTTGTGTAACATCTCCACCGTTAGCATAGTTATCTCTTTGTCTTGTTGTTGTGCCACTTGTTGTAGGCATATAACTTGTTACCTTTCCGTCTTTACCTGATACACTATCTTTTTCTATCTGCGCACCCCATATCTCAATAATATTATCCGAGGAAACTCCTTCTGCATCAATATAAAAACGGTCTGCAGAAGTGCCGTTTATTGATTTGTATGTAATTCTTTGCCAATCAGAACCAACTGTAACTGTGTTTGTTGTTACCGATGAAGAATCTCCAAATCCAATTTCCACATCCGTTGTTCCAACACCGCTTTTTTTCCTTACCCAACAAGATACCCCAACACCGTTACCCAACGAAGATGATGCCATAGCACCCTCTAAACCTCCTGACGCAGCTGCTCCTTGAATAGCGTATATTGTAGCAGTTTCTCCTCTTGGGTTTACACCTGTTGAAGAAGTAAGCGTTACTCCTACCTTTTGCCAAAGAACATTTGAAAAGTCTTCGCTATATCTAACTTGATTAGTTCCTTGAAGTTCCACTAAAATAGCACCCTCGCCTTTTGAGTAGTCTATTCTCGGAATGTCTGTTGATACTGTTTCGACTAATCCGCTTTCGTTTACTCTTGTGGATGTACCATCTTGAACAAGTGTAATGTCTCCAAAGGGTTCTGAACTTGGTATAACATTATGTAAAGAATCTTCACTGTATGCCGTTGGAGTTAATACAATACTCGCTTTATCTAATAAATTAGCCATTATAAATCAATGTTTTCAAGGTTATTAAGTAGAATAGTCGTTGCATCTACGTTTTCAAAGTACGTTGAACGTGCATCCAATGCCGCCAAAAGATGTGGTACTTTAGTTCCTTCAACATAAGGAAGTAGAGCATTTAAACATTCTAAAGCCTCAACAGTTCCTCCGTCATCAATAACTCGATAGTAAAAATCCCAATCGTTGTTAGGTATCTCACTTGTTACGCAGTCTAAAGCCTCAACAACTCCACCATCCGCTTCTACTCTGTCAGAGAATCTTCTTGTAGGTAAATCAAACCCCGCTAAATCTTCATAGACCTTACCCCAAGAAATAGTATTGGATGTTACTCCAATACCCCAATGGGTGCTATCGTATATTTTTCCCCAACTGATTGAGTTTGCCATCTTGTACTTTTTTTAAAAACAATTTTAGTCGCTGAACGTTTTTTTGTTTCTGTTTATATTTACCTCTTTTTTCTGCCATAGTCATTTTACAATACCCATCCACCAAAATTACCATCTCCGCTTGGAGAAACATCCTCGTTTGAGTTGCTTAAATATTCGGGGAATAAAGTTGTGTTGTTACAAATGTAGTCAATGAATCTGCGTGTGTAATTCTGTGCAGTTGCTCTTGCTTTTTCAATTAAGAAATCAACTTCATCTTTGTTTACTGTTTCGCTTGTTTCTGACGTGTGCTTGTAAACCCCTCCATTTGCGACTGTGTAAGCAGCAAAAGGATAGTATTCAACCAATGCCCAATAAATAAGCATAGGCTTTACGTATTTTATCAATAGGTTTTTGTAGTTTGCATTCTCTACATCGTCGATTGTGTTGGCTTCAATTTTGCCTTGAATAGCTACAAGCAAATCAGTTCCCAAATATTGTTGGATATGTATGTCTTGAGCAATCTTTAAGTATTGTACAAACTTATCAACGTCTACCGAACCCGATACAATGCTATTTCTTTTGATGTCTGTTGTCGTAATTAGTAAAACCCCTGCCATTATTTGAATCTTTTATTTGTTGGTAAAAAGCCATTGTAAGGCATATCCTTCGGCTTCATTGCAACCTCTTTAGGGTTTCTTACTCTGTAACCTTCTTTTTCTGCCTTGTTTGTTGATACTTTTGGTGCGTTTGGATTCTTTACATCAATGCTTTGTTTGCTTCTGTACGTTCTTCTCATCCACTTGTGGTGACAATCTCCTCCGCCTTTGTATTTGAAAATGTCGTAAGTATCAGAATCTCCTTTTGGCCCCCATCCTTTATTTACAGTTCTTTCACTCATTTGTTCAATATCCTCTTTTCGATATATCTTATTTGCAGATACCATTTTCTTGCAAAACTCTCTACTGTTTACGCCTACTCTTTGTGGCCCGTAAGAATAGCGAACTTTGTATTGAACGTCTCTAATTTCTTTATCTTGACTGCTCTTTGCGTTTGGTCTTGCAGTTCCCGTACTTACAAAATTGTAAATCTTAGATAGTAATGATTTTTTAGGGTTGTTTAAAGCATTGATTTCTGCGTCAAGTTGTTCTTCTGCATCATAGTCTACTTCCATTTCATCAATCAATTCCCACTCATCCAAGTTTTCTTCTTCTCCTAAGTCAGCCAAAAGGTCGTCAGTACTCATTTTAACACCCGTTTCCTCCTCTTTTGTTTCTTCGTCAAGTACATTGTCCACTTCTGTAAATTCAAGCGGTTGTATCGTCTTAAAATAGGTGTTTAAGGAAATGCTATTTACTGCGAGTATCTCGTCAATCACATCAAGTAGTTCCTCTTGGAATGTTCTAATGACTAAATTGTCGTAAAGTAAAGATGCGGTTTTGATTTCGTCGGCATTGTTTCCAAGTCCGTTGTTTCCCGTTCTTATTCCCAAAAGCATCGGGGAAGTAACT